CTAGAGCGACGAGTACCAGAGCAGCGACGGCGAGGAGGCCGGTCTCTATCATGCAGACATCGTCTGCATGAGCTTACTGTACACCTGACCCCAGTAGTTGATGCCCCACTGGTTGCCCGCGTCGTGGCACGCATTGAAAGCGTTGTACGCCGCCTCGATGCGGCGCATACCGACGTTCTCCACGACCTCGCGCACTGCGCTCATCTTATCCTCAGTCATCACGATCTCCTCTCTTGAGCCACTCTTCGTATATGATCTTCTCGTACTTGTACGCCTCAGCCTCCCAGGGAAGCTTCTTATAGTCTCGAAGAAGCATCTTAGACTTCAGGACGTACTTCCTACCCTTCCAACGCGTCTTGTCAGACAGAAGATAGTCGAACAATTCTCCTCGAGCGAACTGCTTGACGTGGATGAGCTCGTGAGCTAGAATCCGCATCTGCATACTCTTGGACTGACTGCTGTCGATACGTATGAGAAACTCTCTAGGTCGCGTGTTGTCGTCTTCCCAGCACACGTCACCCTTGACGTCGTCGATCTGCTTCAGCTTAGGCACGAGCTTGACGTTGAGAACGATGTTTGAGGCGAGACGCTTACCGAGGACACGCTCGAGCATCCATCCGGCAGCAGTCGCGTACTCCCACTTCCTGATCCCAGCGTCAGACTTTCCAGACACGTTTATGAACGGCATGTGAACCCCCTTTCTTACAGGACTCACTATGTACATTCTATCACATGTCGAATCGAGTGTCAATAAGCTCTCTTTGGATATTTAGTGCTGACTCTATACGTGTCAGTCTCATCCTGATAGTCGCCGAACACTTCGCGTCGCTTAGACTTATCCTGCCTCTCTCGACGCCTCTGCCGCATTGAGTCTCTGTACGACGAGTCGTCGTCGTTGTCCCAGTCGTATCTATCGCGCTTCTTTGTCTTGCTCATGACACTCTCAGCCCACTAAAGTCCTTTCTTCCTAGTTTTTTGGTTGCCCACTTCATGGAGTCGTCCTCGCGCTGTCGCTCTCCGAACCCAGTGCGATCCATTACTGGACCCTCGTGAATGTCGGTCTGAGCAGACTGCTCGACGTTGTAGAGGCGCATCTTTGGGCGGTCGACGCCTACTACAAACTTCTTATTGATGACTGGATCGCCGTATCGGTTCTTAAGCTGCTTAACTAGAAGCTGTCCGAGTGCCTCGAGGTTCTCATTAGTGATGAGAGCAAACATAAAGTCGGCGGTGGCCGGAAGACCGAACGACTCAGATGTATCTCCGAGCTCGAGGTCGCTGTTGCTGAAACCGGATCGAGTAGTCTGAGTGGCCGTGACGATCGGTAGGTTGTACTCCACGCCGAGACCGCGAAGCTCCTCGGCGATGGCCTTGACATACTGATAAGTGTTCACATTCGACCCCGGCTTGATCCTGGACGACATGCAGATATTTATATAGTCGACGAATATGATGTCGGGCCTAAAGTTCTTCTTCAGGTGCAGCTCGTTCAGCAGGTGGCGAAAGTGTCCGACGTGAGCACCGGCTGTCGGGTACTCCTTGATGACGATCTTACCGGCGGTTCGAGCGCGAAGCTTAGCGATCTTCTTATCGTACGACTCTTTGGGAATGATCTTTAGGTCGTCGAGCGGAATGTTCAGGAGGTTGGCGTCGATCCTCTCGGCGATTCGCTCTTCGGCCATCTCCATGGTGATGTAGAGTGGATTCTTTCCGTCGACCATAGCGGCTGCCGCCATGTGGCTCATCGCGAGCGTCTTACCGACGCCTGTGCCGGCGAGAATGACGTTGAGCGTCTTACGAGGTAGGCCGCCGTTGGTGATGGCGTTTAGTAGGTCGATGTCGAACGGAACGCGCTCCTCGACTCGGTGATAGTACTCGAAGCGAGAGTCGGCGTCCTCGATGAAGTCGTGACCGATGTGCGCGTCCATCGAGACTGCGAGAGCGTCCTGCAGTATCTTTGGAATGCTTCCCTTGTCGTTAGTCTTAGACTTACCGTCGATGATGGAGATCGACTCCATGATCGCGTTGTAGATGGCTCGCTCCTGACAGAACTTCTCCGTCTCGTCGATTAGCCAGTCTCGCTCTGGAGATGAGTACTCACTCAGAGACTCGACGATCTCTGTCGACCGCTTATAGTCCGACTCGCTCAGGCCTCGCTGGTCGGAGATTATGACGGCGAGCGCGTCTCTAGTCGGCCTGGTGTTGTACTTCTGAACGAACTCGTCTATCACCTTGTAGACGTTCCGCTCGCCTGAGTCCGAGAAGTACTCGCTCTTGATGAACGGAAGCGCCTTCCTCAAGTAGTCCTCGTCGTGAACGAGGCTCTTGAGGATCATAGTCTCTATGCGCATCGCGCGGCTTTCTTACTCTTGTGCAGTCTTTCGAGTCGAAGTGTCTCGAACGATGTCGAAGAGTATCGATGCCAGTGTCTCCTCGAGCAGCTCTTTGTCTCGGTTGGCATCATACTCGCTCGGTTCAGTCACTACGTTATAGCTGAAGTGAAGAGGTACGTCACCGTTATCAAACTCTTCGCCAAACTTTAGAGTCTGGTAGTGAAAGACGATCCCCGCGAGGGGACCGTCCTTTACTCTGATGTGAACGAACTCATCGTTCTCCGGCTCAGGAAGAACCTCGTAGTCCGGCGGATCACTCAGTGACAGTGCGTTCTTCATCGTCATCTCCAGTGTCTCCCATGCCATAGAGGAACTCTTTCTTGGCGACTTCGTCGATCGCCGCCAGGACTTCCTCGGTGAAGTACTTCTCCGGGTTCTCGGCGATAGTCTTGCCGAACACCTTGGACCCATCGGCCATCTCGTACCGAGTGCCGGCCTTCTTGATCAGGTCGTACTTCTCAGCCAGCTCCAGGAGGCCGTAGTGAAGGTCGAGGCCGCGGTCGTAGGTGAGGCGGACGTCGACCATCTTGTTCTCTTTGGTGAGTCGGCTCTTGTCCATCTTGCAGTGAATGATGTTGCCGACGACCTCGGTTCCGTCTCGGTCCTTCTTCTTTGACAGAAACACGATCTGCGACGCTGCGTACCTAAGACCTGAGCCGCCGCCCATGACCTTCATCGGGACGTAGCTGCCGATCGCCTCGGAGACGTGGTTGGTAACGATGAGGGGGCACTTAGCTTTGGCCAGCTTCAGAGACAGTGCTCGAAAGGTTCCGCGGATCAGCTGGGCTCGAGTCATGTCTCGAGTGTCCTTGCCCTCAGAGATGTCGGTGACCTCTTTGTCGGTCGACAACTGACCGAGGCTGTCTAGGACCATCAGCATCGGCGGGCGACTTGCTCCGGACTCGATGTATCGGTCGAGTGTGCGCATGACGTGAGTTCGAAAGCCCTGAACGGTCGACTGCTCGGAGATGATGACTCGAGACGTGTCGATGCCTCGGTCCTCCATCATCTTCTTGGTGACGGCTGCCTCGGTGTCGTAGTAGATCACACCGGCGTTCTCGTCGGTCTCGAGGAACTTTCTCATGATCCCGAGGACGAAGAACGTCTTGCCAGTCGCAGACTCACCGGCAAAGGCGGTGATCTTGTTGTTGGGAATGCCGCCGTGAATCGTTCCGCTCAGCGCTGCGTTCAGGATGTAGCTGCCGGTGTCGATCCAACCAGTGAACTCGCTCGAGTGGAGTCCGTCTTCGGCCAGGTACGTGTCGGAGTCGCCGACTGCCTTGACCATTTCTCTGAAGAATGTACTCATGTTACCTCCTTATGTTTAGTATACTACATGTGTGTCGTGTTGTCAATATCAGTTCGTCTTCTTTTTGAATCTTCCTTTCGAGTCTCGAGTTGATGGGACAATCACGTCAGACGTTCCCTGTATCTTTCCCGAGGAGTCGAACTTCGTCGCCTCCTCCATCAGACCAATGGAAGTCTCTCGCGCACGATAACTCGACGCCATGATGAGAAGTATGGCGAGCGGGTCAAACGCAAACACGAGCATCATGATGACTAGGCGCACTGCTCGCTCCATCGAGTCCTCGGTCGACTCGCCGTACACGAGAGCAGATATGTAGCGTATCGGTCCGGCCTCGGCCTCAGACTTTCTTATAGAAGCCGCGGCCTGTGACTTCTCGACTCTGAGAGAAGCGATCGCGTCCTGTGCTCGACGCACCTCTGTGCGAAGAGCCTCTCTGTCTCGCGACTGCTGCTGCCTAAGCTGCACGGACTTGCTCACCTGGTCCAGCTCGATCAGCTTGTCTACAGCAGAGTCGAGCTGCCTGAGCTGTCGGACTGCAGCGGCCTCGGCATTTACCTGCGCGGCTATCTCGTCGTCTATGAACGCAGCTCTAGCTCTGTCGTTGCCAGTCTCTACGGATCCAGACACGTGGGCGTTCGATAGGTAACCAAATATTCCGACGCTGGTGATGACCATGAGGACGACGACGGCTGTCGAGAAGTATGCTCGCATCGCAGTGGGAATGTCTCGCCAGTTTCGATACAGCCAAGACGCCGTCACGACCTTGCCGACCTCAAGGACCGTGCCCATGACGAGCACTGGCCAGAACGCAGCTGAGAAGATTGTCGTGAGTCCTAGTATCGAGTACCAGGCAGACACAGCCGAGATCACCAGACCAGTGACGAGTGCGTCTAGTCTCTGCACGTCAGCCCCGTGTGATGGAGAGGACTACGTCCAGCTGTTTCTGCAGGACTTCTCGACGTCCTGGCCAGTGAATCCATTCCTTGTCGGCAGTCTTTAGTAGGTTGTTCAGAAGAGGAACGATGATCGCCTCGAGGCGGCGAATCTTAGCTCCGTAGTCCTCGACGGTATCCTGCGTCGCATCGGTAGCAGTCATCTCGTCGACTCTAATGCCGATGGCGTCGATCTTAGACTCGAGGCGGTCGAGAATCTTCTCGAGCACTTCTCCAGGCAGAGCGGGAGGCTGAGGCTCGGGTGGCGAGGCCGTCTTACTTGCAAACTCGTTCTCATCGACGGCCGTGAAGCCGAAGTCGTATCCAAGATATTCTGCTGGTACTGTCTGAGTCATGTGCCTATTTATTCCTCAAAGAATGCCTCGAGAGTCGAACGTGCGACGGCGCTCCAACCTATGACGTTCATGATCGTCTCTAGCGGATCGAGGAACGCCTTCTTAAACTGCGTCTCATAGTCGATCTCATCGGCCATGTTGAACTCACGCGGTAGGACGGTGATCACACCCATGACGTTCTGCCCGATCGTCTTCATGTAGCAGAACTTCATCTTCTCACCGGACTTAATGATCTCATACTTCTTATCTAGTCTAAGACTCTTAAGCTTCTTATTGAACGCGAGTGCGGCTCGAACGTGAATGGGTATACTCTTCGACTCCAGCGTGTAGTCGCTGAGGCTCTGCACGCTCCTAGGAAACGCAATCTCTTCGAACGGAAGCGTAAAGAACTTCTCCTTGAACTCAGCGATGTACCGCTGCGTCGTCGCCTGGTCCGTGGTCACGATCAGCTTCAGCGCTCGCATGATAGCGTCTCGGCAAGCTGCTGGTGTGGAAGACTTGACGGCCTCGATGCCCATGACCTTGAGCTTTGGCTCAGCGTACCGCACGCCCTCGTTGTCGTGGACGTTCAGGATGTATCGCTTCTTTGCGGTCCAGATGCCGCGGTCGGCGATCGACTCGCGCTTCATCTGCATCTTCTGCGAGAAGCAGCTCATCTTCTCAGCGAGGCGAGTGTATATCTCGTCGATCACCGGCTGTATGACGGTGTTGGCTATCTTATCTAGATAGTCGACTTCTCTACCTCGCTCCACGCCAACCTTCTGAATGAGAGCACCGAGCTTGATGTAGATGCTGTCGGTGTCGGACGCTATCACATAGTCGACGTCCTGAGTGCCGAGCATCTTATTGAGCTTAGCATTCAGCTTGATCTCTACCCAGCGGATCGCGAGCTGTCCGCCCAGAGTGATGGCCATCGCGTTGTTGATGTTGAAGAACCGAAAGAACTCGTTTCCCATCGCTCCGTAAGCGCTGTTGAGCTGAATCTTCTTAGCCATCTGCATGTTCTTATACCGAGAGACTAGCTTGGACAGCTCTCGCTTCTTAGCGACGTCCTTCTCGACCTCGTACGCTCGCTGCGCGTCGATCATCTTCGTCTTGTACTCGACTCGGTCGTCGTACATGCGCTGCATGATCTCGGGAAGAAAACCTTGCTTCTTATTGGAGTACAAGCAGCCGTTAGGCGCGAGGCTGTAGCCTTCCGGTATCTCAGGTGTGTTCTCAAGCAGCCACTCGATCGACGGAATGTCGATCTTCTCAGACTGCAGTGTCTCCGGCGAGATGTTGTACTGCATGATGAGGTGGGGGTAGAGACTGTTTAAGTCGAAGGACAGTACCCAGTCGTGCATTCCGAGCTGAGGGTCCTTCACGTACGCACCGACGAAGCTTTCAGATTTCACGCCACGCGATGTGGTCGGAACTGCGACGCGCCGCTTCCACAAGTGGTTGTGAATGATGACGTCCCACATACGGACCTGCGTGAAGACGTCGTTGAAGTTGACCTTAGCGTCGTATGCCAGAGCCATCGCCATCTCGATCAGCTTCAGCTTGTCCTCGAGACGGTCGATGATGTCTACGTCCTGAATGTTGTACTCAATGAACCGCTGGTAGTCCTTGAGGTAGAGGTTGTGCAGAGTCTCGTACTGAGAGTAGTCGACCTTCTTGTCGCCTAGCTCGACGTGAGCGATGTGGCCGAGGCGGTAGGACTCTCGCTGAACGTAAGTAAACTTCTTATAGAGCGCCATGTAGTCGAGGACGGCCACGCCCTCGATGACCACGCGAGTAGATGGACCGTATGACGACGTTCCTTTGTCTATCTTGACTATGCCCCACGGAGAGAGCATCTTAAGGTAGTCTGACCCCCGGCGCTCGTCCATCTGAGCGAGGCGCTTAGTGATGTACGGAATGTCGAAGTGCTCGATGTTCCATCCCGTGACGATGTCGGGATGAATAGTCGCCCACTGCGTCACGAACCGAGTCAGGATGTCGTCTTCGTTGGAGCACTTAACGTACTCTACGTCGTCACGGTTCGTCTCAAAGTCACCAGTGCCAAAGACGTAGCTTCGACCCTTGACGCGCATCGTCGCCGCTATGATTGGGTAGAGCGCGTCCTCGGGATCGGGAAAGCCCTCGCTCGACGCAACCTCGAGGTCGATGTTAGCGATGCGTATCTTATCTACGTCGTAGTCGATGTCGCCGGCGTATGTCTCATTGATGAACGTGTAGGCGAAGCGGTCTAGCCCATAGAGGCGAAAGTTAGTAACGTCGGAGTACTGCTTAGCGTAGTCTCGCGCGTCTCGTATACCAGAGAACTCGATCTCATCAAGCCTCTCGCCCGACAAGCTTCGCCACTCACCGTCGCTCTTCGATACGAAGAGTCGCGGCTTATAGTGCTCTCGCCGCTGAAAGCGAAGACCGTTCTCTACTCCTCGGAGTAGGATGGCGTCGCCGCGGATACTGACGTTTGTATAGAATCGACTCATCATATAAATCTACCATAGTTTTAACGAGATGTCAACGGCGACGAGGCATAGAGTCCGCGTCTTCTTCGTCCGTGTCTCTAGCGAGTGATCGGCTCGACATCGGTCGACTCATCATAGAAGAGCCGCCGCTCAGCCCAGGGCTGGCGTTAACACCAGCCATCTTCTCCTGGCCTCGGCTCCATGCTGCAACGCCGAGCACGGCGCCCATGGCGAGGTGGTACAGACCGGCTCCCTGTAGAGTCAGTGGCTCCCACTGCTTGACGGGAAGCTTGAGCAGGGCCTGAAGGATCGCCCACGCTACGGGAGCGACGATGAAGTCAAAGGCGCAGGTCGCCATGTACAGCCAGCCCATGACTGGCCGCCACTTGGCGTTGATCCAAGACTCCTCTTTCTTCTCAGTCTTCTCAGCCATTCAGGACTTCCATAGCGTGCTCGAAGTGACGCTTACGATCCTCGAGGCCGATCGTACCACCGTTGATGATCTTGGTCATCTTAACGATGTCGCCGGTGTCTGCGACCGCGTTTAGGCCGTTCTTCTTCCAGAACCACGCGGCGGAGCGAGCCGCACCCTCCGGCGTCTCTAGGTACATTGGGTCGGACAGAAGGTCGACTCCCAGCGCCTCGCCGCAGAGTCTATAGTTGTTCTTACCAGTGAGCTGGATGAAGCCGCGGCCGCGAAAGGCCCAGCCCTCACCGGACTCTTCGGGACCGTTACCCATTCTATTGGCATAGACGCGGTTTGCGATCGCCTCTGGCTTTCGTCCGTACGCCTCTGCGTTCGACGCGTTGAAGTACTTAGGAAACGTCTTGGTGAGTCCCTGAGCGCTGTAGTTCAGGTTCTCCTTGACATACTTAAAGTTGCCGCTCTCGTGAGCGCACTGAGCGATGAAGCCTGCCGCGCGTGCCACCGTGTTGATCTCAAACTCCTCCATCGCGGCTGCGATGGCGTGAGTGTAGTCCTCGATAGCTTGAGCTGAGGCTTCGGGGACGCATGCTCTCAGTTGTTCCTCTGTGATCACGGCGTCCCCTCCCTCTAGAGATGTACTGACCTATTTATCGCCAGTAGAATCTCTCGATCATCTTGAAAGCGTCCATTCGGATCGCATAGGGAACGTGAGCGTCCCTGACCACCGACGACAGACGAGAGCACCGAGTAGGTGCGAATATACCAGCGAGAATTGTAAGCAAGCGTTCCTCCGTAAATGAAAGGGGGCCGGCGGCGCCAGCCCCCTTGTCGACGTCTCTACGAGCTACTCGGTGAGTAGCTGCTTGTCGGTCGCTGCAGCGTCTCGAACCTCGACCTTACGAGCCTTCTTGTGGTCCGGGATCATGTTCTCGAGCCACACGCGGAGCATGCCGTTGAGCAGCTCTGCGTTGCGAATCTCGATGGTGTCGGCCACAGCGAAGCTGCGCTTGAAGGCGCGGTCAGCGATGCCCTTGAAGAGATACGCTTGGTTCTCAGACGAGCTCTTGAGAGAACCTGAGACGGTGAGAGTCCCGTCTTCGATCGTGACGTCGATGTCCTGGCGGCCGAAGCCTGCGACGGCCATCTCGATGACGTATCGGTTCTCGTCGACCTTCCGAATGTTGTACGGAGGGTAGTTGACTGCGGATGCGTTCTTAATGTTGAAGCCGTTCATCCGGTTGAGCATGTCGTCGAAACCGACGAAGAAAGAGTCGATGAACTTACGGTCGTACATGTTACCTCCTGTTGTAGCAAGGTTTATGAAGCGACGCCCCCGGAGGCAGCGTCTAGTATAATATAATCACTCCTCGTCAAATGTCAATAGGTCATCTCTTCAGAGTGGACTCGAGGAACCACTGCCACTTCTTGTGCGCAGTCTGACGCTCGGCGAGGAAGTTTGACAGTCCGTGCTCTCCCTCAGCCTCGGCGGCCTCGTACGCGTCCTCGATGCAAGTGAGGACGGTCTTATTGTCGGAGGCCAGCTGAGTGAGCATGTCGCGCGCCGGCGGGATCGTGTTTGAACCCTTGACTCTCGACAGCTCCTCGAAGCGGTCGAACGAGCCGGGAGCGTACTGACCGAGAGTGCGAATGAACTCTGCGGTCGCATCGATCGATCCGTACACGTCGCTGTAGATCGTCTCGAGAAGGGAGTGGTACTGCGGAAAGTTCTCACCCTCGATGTTCCAGTGATAGTAGTGTGCCTTGAGGTAGAACGCGAAGGACGTAGCGAAGTACGTCTTGAGTGAGTCAACCGCGGTCATTTGAGTTCCTCTTCTTTCCGATCTGATACTTTGATTCCAATATCCACTCCTTAGCCTCGCGGTACGTAAGGACCTTGATCTGCGAGATGGGAGCCGCTGGCGCCAACGGCGTCTCACTGACGAGGTCGACTAGCTGCCACTCGGCCAGGAGGTTGGCGATCGCATTGCGTCTCGACGCGTCGTCCTCGGAGAAGTCCGTTGGCTTGCCGTCGAGCATGAAGAGTTCTTTGAAGTGGACGATGAAGTAGCGGCCGCGCTTATGAAGTATGTGGCAGCTCTGGTACAGCTTGCGGTCCCTCTTCGAGGCGACGCCGATGCGCGTGAGAGTCTCGCGCACCTTGAGAAAGTCCTCAGGCGCTCTGAGGCTTACCTCCACCATCTGATCTATGACTTGAGCCACCACGGCCACCTCTCTCTAGCGCAGAGCGCATCTCGTCAATCTGATCGCGAGAGAGGACTCTTATGGCTTCCAGAGCCTTGGTGCGGCCGTAACCGTGGTATTCCATGACCACCGTCAGGTCCGCGTCAATCTCGGGCTTCGCCCACTTCGAGAACCTCTTTCTCTTTCTTAGAGTATTTATAAAAAAGGCGGTCGCAAGACGGCCCTCAGTCTCATGGCGAAGGTTCATCTCGTTGGCGTAGTAGATCGCGTCTATATGGTACGACAGCGCTCGGTTGACCATGAACGAGCTGTAGTCTCGCTCGGCCTGCTCCGGACTCTCTGCCTCGGCTATCAGGTCTCGCTTCGAGAACCCAACGGCGTCGACGAAGTCGAACGGACTGATGCTCATACGAAGTCGCACTCAGACATGATGGCCGTCAGGCAGGCCGCCATGTTGACCTCCTGGTCGGCGACGAACGCAGCCTTGTACTGATAGTCGGCCAGGATCAGAACTAGGTTAGGGATAGTCGTCGGCTTGACGAAGTCGACCGACGAGTCGTACAGACGGCGGAACATCGTCGTCGAGTCGATGGTCGAGTTGTGCCCGACCCAGCGGCGCATGCCGACGAAGTCCTTAGCCTTGAGCAGCTTCACGAGGTCGGTGATGTCGTCGCTCTCGATCTTCGAGAGTACGCCGACGTCAATCTCGCCGTTCACTGAGTACCGCTGAAGCTCGTTGAGGACTCGCCGCCAGTCTGGAAAGTGTTTTGTGATTAGAGCACCGACTGCCTTTGGGTCGTACCTCTCGACTCGCTCCTCGGCCAGGATCGTCCTGACTCGCTTGAAGAATGCTCCGGCCATCGCTTGCTTCTCTTCGCGAGCGATGGTGAAGTCGATGACGCTGCAGCGAGACTGTAGCGGAGCGATGATCCGACTCTTGAAGTTGCAAGTCAGGATAAAGCCGCAGTTGTTGGCAAACTCCTCCATGAAGTTGCGAAGAGCCGGCTGAGTCGAGTTTGTGTTGAGGTAGTCGGCCTCGTCGAGGATGACGTACTTTCGTCCACTCGATACGATCGACACTGTGCTGGCAAAAGCCTGAATGTCGACTCGTAGAGTGTCGATGTTTCCTCGCATCGATCCGTTGATGACGATGTAGTCCGCACCGATCTCCTCGAGCATGGCTCGAGCGACCGTCGTCTTGCCGACGCCAGGACCACCGGAGAGGAGTAGGTTGGGTACCTCTCCGGAGTCTACGAACTTTTGAAAAGTCGCTTTGAGGTCGGCGGGTAAGATGCAGTCGGCGACGCGCTTGGGTCGATACTTCTCGACCCAAAGAAAGTCTGTCTTTGTCATCTTACTCTCCGAACTTCGAGGTCGTCTCCGTCGGAATCCAGTACTGAACCACGTCACCCTTGAGAGACGACAGTCCCTTGGCGGAGATCTTCAGCTCGTAGTCTCCAGGCATGACCTTGACGAGGTTCTCCGTCTTAAAGATCATGGAG